CAAACTAGATCAGATTGTATTAAGAAATGGCTAACAAGAAGGCCACGGAGGACATGTTCAATGAACTCCATAACATTGTCACAAAAGAGCTGCTTAATCGGATTAAATCCGGTGAAGCATCTACTGCTGACCTAAAGGCTGCCTGTGACTGGCTGGCCAAGAACGATATCAGTGGTGTTGCCTATGACGGCAACCCTCTGGACAAACTTGCCACCGTTCTGCCCAAGGTAGATCCAGAACTTGTACAGAAGAGGTTGTATGGCAAGTCGTACGTCTAACTACTACAAGAGTAACCCTAAAGCTAAGGCTAAGCGTCTTGAGCAGCAGGCTAAATACAACAAGACTAAGGACGGTCTGAAGATTCGTAGTGCTGCTAACAAGCTCAACAGAAAGCTTGGTACATACGGTAATGGCGACGGTATGGATGCCTCTCACACCAGTGCTACAAAGGGCAAGTTAGAGAACCCTAAGGCAAACCGTACACGTCCACGCAAAGGTAAAAAGTATGCCTAATCCACTAGGTATTCTAACAAACAGAACAGCAAGAGATAGTATCATCAAAGCTTTTGAAGGTTTCGAACCTAGAGCTTATCCGAGACCAGAAGGTGGCGGGTATGCTTATGGATACGGCTTCAATTATGATGCATCTGGTAGGGATGTTACCCCTCAAGCAACGATCACCAGACAACAAGCTGATCCACTCCTTAAGGTAAAGGTAGATCAACACGCCTCTCAAGTCAGGAAAGATCCTGGCTACCAGAAGCTATCTCCTAACGCTCAAGCAGCTGTTGAGTCGTTTGCGTTTAACGCTGGTCCTAATTTCTTTGGTGCTGTTAACTTCCAAACACTTACTGATGCTATCAAATCAGGTAACGACAAGAAGGTAGCAGAAGCCTTAAGGCTTTACACCAATGGTGGTATGGCTGGTCTTGTACGACGCCGTGAAGCGGAAGCAAGACTAGCGACTACACCGTACATGTCTTCTAAGAACAGCACACTTGCTAATGACCGTACCCGTAAAGACGGGACTAAAGCGGTCAAGCAAGGTAAGCCTGTTACTTGGGATGCTGCATCTAAAACATGGAAACCAGCAATGACTATTCGGTGATATGACCCCTTTGCTTCCAAGTCCTGAACACTACTTGTACAACCTAATAACAATGACAAGCCCTGAAGCTAAGCGTATGTGGAGACGAGCTATTAAAGAGCACTTCAACTGTCAATGTGTTTATTGTGGAGAAACTTATGAATTACACGAACTTACATTGGATCACGTTAGACCACGTACCTTTGGAGGACAAACATTTACAAACAACCTTGTACCGTGTTGTCACCAGTGTAATCAGGCAAAAGGAAGTAAAAACTGGCTTCAGTGGATGAGAGCCACGTTCGGTGTTACGACAAGAGAACAACTTATTCTATCACACATTAGTTAATTATGTCTAATATAAAACGTATTCCACATCCTACTGGCAGTAAGGAATACAACGAAGAACGCCAGAGGCAGCTTGATGCTGAACGGGAGCGTTTAAAGGGTGTTGGTAATCCTACATCTAACAAACGTCAAAGTATCAAAGATTCTCTGAAAGAACTTAAGGGCATGGGAGCTAATTCCCAGGAATCTAAGGATATTCAGGAACGGGCAAAGAATGAACTACTTGAGCGTTCTAAAAAGAAACGTGAGGAACGTAAACAAAGTCGCTCTGGTGCAGGTCGTGAGGACTTGATGAGCAAGCAACGTCAACGACTCATTGCTGCAAGAGAAGAAGACAGACGGAATCGAGATAAAGCTAATGGTGGTGGTTCTGTTGTTAAAACCTAACTAACCTGTCCACTCAGGTACATACACATACACCACCTCGCAAGGGGTGGTTTTTTTTTTATGTCCGTTGATAAATGGCAGAAAATGCTGAGCTACATAAGGACAAAGCTTTTCTAAAAAGAGCACAGTCCTTTATGGAAGCTGTTGACCAATTTGACAAATTAGGTCTGTTTCCCTCTCCGCCCTCTAGAGACGACCCCTTTACTGGCTCTAGGGCTGCTAGTCAGTACTTCAGAGATCTGCAAAAACAGATTGGTGAGTTTCCCGTAATTCTTGATACTAGCAAGCGCAATAGAGCAGTAAGAGCTTTCCTCAACCAGACTGGGCCAGAATTTGTAGAACCACTTGTTAACTGGTATGAGCAGTTTTACAGACGTGGTAATCTAGATCCTTCTACACTTCTTCAGCAGATTGGTAGCAAGGAGTCTAGTCTAAGAGCACCGGCAAAAACAGGACGAGGTAGCGGTACTGAAGCTCATCACCAAATTGCTCTATCTACTGCAGATAGATTAAAAAACATGCCGCTCAAGGATCAGCTTGAGACATTTTCATTGGCTAGAGCCGCCGGGCATCCTGTTGGTACATACCCTGAAGAGATGCTAATGTTGAGCCGTTGGAGTCACCAAGGTGATCCTGTCGGAGTGACTGCTCATACCGACCCTGTGCGGTTTATGCCAGGTGTTGATAGCTCAGTTGATCAAGGTGTCTGGAAGGCTGAACCATTTCCTGCTGGTACGTCACCACAAGAAGCATTGGCGCGCCTACAGGACGAAACTTTTAGACCTCAACAGTTGATGAATCAACTGGCCTTTAATCGCCAAGATGAGGCACAAGCAAGGAGAATCTTAAATGAAATTGCTGGTGGCGATCTCTGGACTAAAGATCTGAAGCAAAGGGCATCTTTAGCAAAGAACGTGGAGGCTACTTCTCAATCTGGTACTCTAATTGACATGAACCAGTATGTACGCAACCCACAGATTACCAGACCAATACTTGAATCTGATCTTGCTAAATATCTTAAGATCGGTAAAACTCTCCCTATTGTAGGTGGCGCTCTTGGCGTAATAGGTGCACTTGGTGATGCTGCTAATGCCGCAACTGGTTCTAATCAGGCCTTCACAGCAACCTCTTCTCAACAGAGAGGTGTTGGTGCGCTGAACGGTCTTTCTGGTGCATTGGGTTTGGCGTCTATAGCAGCTCCTCCATTGATGCCTGCTGCTGCGGCTACTGCAGCTGTTGCAGCTCTAGCAGAAAGAAGAGCTGCTCAAGGTAAAGTTCCTAAGCCAGCCCTTTACGGTGCCGCAAAGCCAGCTCAAGTTATACCTACTGCCTCTAAAAAGCCTGCAGCAAAATCAACTAACGTTACTAAGGCAGCGAAAGCTTTGATACCTAAACCACTCACTCCTTTCCAGCCACTGGTTGATGCGTATCGCGGCTTCAATAAAATCATCTCTAGCATTGTAAGGGACTGATGCCAAACGATAAAAACAACGATTCAACTATTGTTGAGCTACTTAAACTTCTAAAGCTTAAGTACCTAGATGGCCAGAATACACTGGGGCGAGCACAGGTTACTCATGGGATGTTTCCAACCAAGAATGCTGCCACTAATTTTGGCGCATTGATGACTAACTCACCAATTGATAGGGACATGTTGATCCGCAAGAACGATCCTGCTAATAACCTAAGGCAGCTCACTTCCGGTGTTGGTAGACTTGAGCGTATACACAATACGTATATCCCTTCACGAGTAAAGCTCGCTGATTGATGCCTATATGCCCCTACAGCACGCCTGTGGGGGCTTTTTAATACATTCTATCATATGGATACTTTAACCGCCCTTAAAGACGATTTTAAGCTATTCCTTCAAGCCCTTTGGGGTCAGCTAGACCTACCCTCTCCGACAAGAGCACAGTACGCAATTGCTGACTACCTACAACACGGTCCAAAGCGACTACAGATCCAAGCATTCCGAGGAGTCGGTAAGAGCTGGATTACTGGAGCCTTTGTGTTGTGGACTCTTTTTAATGATCCAGAGAAGAAGATCATGATCATCTCAGCTTCTAAGGAACGAGCTGACAACATGTCGATCTTCCTTCAGAAGCTAATCATTGAGACACCATGGCTACTTCACCTACGACCTAAAAGTGATGACAGTCGTTGGAGTCGTATCTCTTTTGATGTGAACTGCTCACCTCACCAAGCACCTTCTGTTAAGTCAGTTGGTATTACAGGTCAGCTGACTGGTTCTCGTGCAGACCTGATGATCCTTGACGACATTGAGGTGCCTGGCAACAGCATGACTGAGCTGATGCGAGAGAAACTTCTACAGCTGTGTACAGAGGCGGAGTCCATCCTGACACCCAAGAAGGACTCTCGCATTATGTACCTTGGCACTCCACAGACTACCTTCACTGTCTACCGAAAGCTAGCAGAACGTAACTATCGTCCATTTGTCTGGCCATCACGCTACCCACGTAAAGACAAACTCAGTCAATACGAAGGCCTCCTTGCTCCACAGATTGTGGAAGACATTGAACGTGGTGTTGATGAGTGGGCCCCTACTGACTCTGATCGCTTCTCCAGTGATGAACTGTTGGAACGGGAAGCTGCCATGGGTCGTAGCAACTTCATGTTGCAGTTCCAACTCGACACAACCTTGAGTGATGCAGAAAAGTTCCCACTTAAGTTCTCAGATCTTGTCATTACCTCCGTTAACCCGACTCAAGCGCCGGATGCTGTTGTGTGGTGCAGTGACCCTCGTAATTGCCTCAAGGATCTGCCTACGGTTGGCTTACCAGGTGATTACTTCTACTCCCCGATGCAACTCCAAGGTGATTGGAGTCCATACTCGGAAACAATCTGCTCAGTAGACCCCAGTGGTCGTGGTACTGACGAAACAGCAGCTACATATATTTCACAAAAGAATGGCTTTCTCTACGTTCACGAAGTACGAGCTTATCGCGACGGTTATAGCGACAACACACTTCTTGACATCTTGCGTGGGTGTAAGCGGTACAATGTTACAAAATTACTCATCGAAACAAACTTCGGAGATGGTATCGTCGCAGAACTGTTTAAAAAACACCTCCAACAAACCAAACAAGCAATAGACGTAGAGGAGGTACGGGCTAACGTCCGTAAGGAAGACCGAATCATTGATGCGTTAGAGCCAATCCTAAACCAACACAAGCTAGTTGTTGATAGGTCAGTTGTTGAATGGGATTACCACTCCAATAAAGACGCAGCACCAGAAGAACGACTCCTATACATGCTCTTCTATCAGATGAGTCGTATGTGTCGGGAAAAAGGAGCTGTTAAACACGACGACAGATTAGACAGCCTAGCTCAAGGTGTTAAGTACTTCACAGATGCTATGTCGATCTCTGCCTATGAGGCAGTCAAGCAACGTAAACAGGAAGACTGGCAAGACATGCTAGAGACATTCCTAGATGATCCTAAGTCTGCTACTAACCATCTTGTCCTTGGTTTTAGCCTTGATCAAAGACGACAAGCTAGAGGTAAAACCAATCCTAAAAGCGTCACAAGCTGGGTAAATTTGTAACACGACCACATCCATTGCACTGCAAGGGATTTGGACCGATGACGCCCCTATACAGGAGGATGGAAGGGTGGACCGGACTCCTGTACGGGGGAAGACTCCAAGACAAACAAGTTGTCTTGATCATCTTCCCCTTCCTTCACTAATGAACAGTGAGGGAACAAAGACACAAACTCCTCCCTCTAAGGTTCATTCATCTACTTCCCCTCCTCTTCCCAGTTGAGCTCACTCCTCTCGACCACAGCCGAAGGCGTGGGAGGCAGTAGAGAATATGTCACTACCTATCCTTAACAATGAGTAGAACATATCGTAACCAGCCATTACGTAATCAATTCCGTAACCCCCGTACCTTTAATGAGATACGTAGCAATGGTGATGATTACTCCGATTCTCAATATACAGTAAGTACTCGGCATCGTTTTATCCCTACTGCCTACGACGACATTACTGCCACCTCTATCTACCAAAACGATCATCATTAATGGTTTACGACTATCCACTCAATACACAACACTTAAAAGTCTCTTACAATAGAGTTAGAACAGGTCCTAATTGGATTATGATGTACTACAGGAATGCAGCTACAGTTTGTATGTCAGTTAAGGATGTAAAGAAAAGGCTTGGTCCTGCTAAGTTCCTGGAGTCTAGTAAGGAATTATATCATTGGTTAGAAGATATGATTAGTCAGTATGATTCGGTACAAGAAGAAGCAAGAGCTGATACGTCGTTTGCTAGTGAGGTGTTAGAAGGTGTATAGTCGTACAGGTCCTAGAGAACAACATAAACGCTATTCTAAGGGGTCTAGAAAGCCCGTTAAGGTGCGTCAAGCTAGAAGTAGGTGTAAGTACGTCAAAAAGAAATACAAGGCCCTTACACGTCATTCTGGTAAGGGTCTAAGAATTTTGACAGAAATGTTAGAAGGGACATATCGTTAGGGGAGGACGCCACTCCCCCCGTGCCCCTCTATTGAATTAGGCATAGCGTCGGTATCAAGGACGCGCTAGATATGCAATCTAGTAGCTGCAGGTAGTATGTATAGCGAAGCGTTGGCTTATTGAGAACAGTTCGCAATAGTGTGATACGAATGCGTATTGATAGATATGAATTGATCTGTATGGCCCTATCAGTTATAACTATCAATACGACACACAACGATAAGCACAGCTAATACATACACCAACACAGCACACACCACCAATGCTTTCATTACATTCAAGCTG